ACGGCTGAAGGTATTGAGTATAGAAATTCATTAGCTCATTATCTTCCCAATTCGCTGAAGGAGGTTGTGAATTAGTATTTGAAGCTAACGAAGTATAATAAGTATCGTAAATAACCAAATCACCTATCGCGTAAGTTTCGTTCTTGTTCCATTGCTGAATCCTTGCCCTTATATTCGTTTCAATAGCTTCCAAAAGTGTTGTAGGAAAAACGGAAATAGTATCGAACTCCTGCGCGTCTTTTATAAATGAATCAACATCTAAGTTAGAAACGTTCTCACTTAAGGAAACGAACTTTGCAATTTGTTGTTTAGTTATTAACGGTATCATCTGCACTGCCTCCATTCAGTTCGCTTTCGTTTATTTCAGGGTAACCCAACAAAGCCCTTTTTTCGTTGACAGTCAAAACACTATATAATTCAGAAGGGATATTCTTAATCGGTTTGAGAGAAGTCATACTCCAGTCCATGCCGGGATAAAGAGTTTCAAAAGCCCATGTAATTAATTGTTGGTCCTTCAAAACATCGTTATTCAACTCTAAAGAAGCATTTGCGATAGCCTGTGTGTTTCCTAAAACCTGAGCATCTGAATAATTGGCTAAAACTGGATGCACCCCAAATAAACGGCAAACGCTTCTTTCAATGTTATCTCTCTTTTGAATTGAGGCATCGAATATCGCTTTAGCATCGAACGGAGTTAATACAGGAGCTTCTTCTTTAGTTCTTGCGTTCATTACCATTAGCCTCATTTGCCCCGTCTGACCTTCCGCATCTCTTACGTTACCGGTAAAATGCTCCAAAGCTTCATCGAAGTAATCCTGCTCTGTTCTTCCAGCTTCGTCCTTAGTAGTATTGTCTAAGTTACCTATCAATGTAAGAATAGCTGAAGGCATGAAGCCGTTTCTTACACTTGCCAAATCGAATTTCTGTAACTCTGCTGATGTTCTTATGTCCTCAATCCCTGCGTAATAATCTGGAACTGGATAAATAGGACTGTCAGCCGTTCTGTGATAAACATATAGAAGTTCACCGTTGTCTTTAATCTTATCGAACTCACTTGTGTTAATAGGCTTTTTACCTAAAAAAGGAGCAATGATAACTTCTTTCTGGGGCTCAAATCTTGAAGCTGAATAAGTAGGATTGTAAGAAAATGAACCGTCTAATCTTTTGCGAATGTCCTGTAAAGGAAGATTCTTAACTTCAAACTGCGAACCCCTTCTTTTAACGTGTAATGCAAATCCTTTGAAGTATGAAAGATACCCCGAAATCTCTTGAACTAATCCATCAGCGTTCTGAAATTCATTAACCTGCAAGTTGCTTGACTTTTCATCATTGAACCCGTCAGCTGCTATATACGTTCTTCTTTTTTCGCTTGCTTTCTTTCCTATACCGGAATCCAACACCCACTTCAAAAGTTTGTTAGGTAGCTTGTTATCGTTACCGTAATCCCAAATACCCTTAATTGTATTCTTCTTTTCAGGAAGATACATATTGGTATATCGCAATACCTCTAACTTTTGTTTGAAAAATTTATCTGATTTTTTCAAGATGCTTGTAATTTTTAGGAACTATACCCATAATATCGCTAACTCCTTTTCTGTGAAATATCAACGGCTCTCTTAACTTGTAAACTTTGTAAGCACTCATAAACATCGCATAAACACTATCAACCGGATTATCATTTCTACTCAACAAATCTAAGCATTTATCATAGAATCTTTGGTTAACAATGTATCCAAACGCCCCGTAAACCTCATTTGCTTTTACCCATTCACTATTAAATGGCTCGTTCTTTCTTCGTCCGTCCGTTCCATTTAGAAACAACATATCGAAGCCTGGAATCAATTTCAGTTTCGCAAAGAACCCATCCGCGAAATCCACATCGTCTTCAATTATCAACACACATTCTAATCCCTCTTCTCTTGCCTTTTCAATCGCTTTCATGTGCGATAATTTACAGGCCTTTTCATTTCCTATCCTTGTGCCGTCACCTTCGACAGCTTCAATCCTTATGACTTCGATAGCTTCCCTTTTACAGTTTTCACTTGTGGTTTGCCATCTGCTTTTTGATTTTGCGAGGTTGATGCAGTAACACCCTCCGATACTTTTGGGTCTGTAAATACTTCGACTTTGTCCGGTTGGCCTTCAATAGCGTGTGCGTATTCAGAACCTAACATCCATTGCGCCCTCTCGTCAGTTAAGTTTTCATTGTTAACCAATATTCTTTTGCCCTTATGAATAAAAACAAAATTAGCCCCGTGATATTCCTTTTTAATCCTGTATGCCATACTCAAATCAATTTTTCTTTTTCGTGTTGCATCTCTGTATAAACTTTCCCATGCTTTCTGTCTGCAATCTGAACACTTCGCTAACTCAAATCCGTAAACCTCTTTAAACAAAAAGGGAAGCTGTTCCTGCTCACTCGCATTAAACCCTGCTTCCCTCATTCGTAGAACACTTTCTATTTGTTCTTCAGTCATTAAGTTTTCAAGTCAAGCGCGTCAATGTTCTGTTGGATATAAGCCGCGTCACCCGGATCGGCAGAACCCAACTTTAATACCTTTGGCAATTCAGTTTCTTCACCGCTTACTGTAATGGTAATTGAAGTATCATCCTGAATCAAAATACCATTAGCTCCCGTTGCTGATTCTGCTCTGATTCCTTTCTGCCATCCGTAAACCTCAAACAAACCTGATTCAGTCTGAATGAAAGCAACTAAATCATCAGCAGCACAAAGAGCAGTGATAGCATTTCTTTCGGTAGCATCGAAGTAGTAAAGTTTCATTATCACAGCTTGCTTCCATGTGTTGGTATTTTCTCCTACCTGAAGTTCAACTGTTGAATTGTGCTTCTTTGTTTTACCGATAAATTTGTAAAGGTAACCAACTGGCGAAGTTGACATGGTAACTCCAGTAATACGGGATGATGTTTCGGTAAATGTTATCTCATCAAGGTTGCCAAAGTAGATTGTTTTATCTACTCCACCGACCTTATCAAGCGCATAGCATGACGGGTCAATCCCTGCTGAAATTTTAGTTGTGCATGTTGCCATTTGTATTCTTTATTTTAAAGTGAAGGGGAGGCTTCCCACCTCCCCATATTTTTAGAATCCTGCGATAACGTTCTGATTACCGTAACCATACTCGTAAGTAATCATTGCGGAACCTAAAGCGTAAACCTGATTTGTAAGCTTCTCATGGAACACATCCGCATCAGCGAAACCGTTACCATCAATATAAATCAAGTGGTTTTTAGGGTTTGTCAATACTGTTCTGTAAGGATTTACAGGTGAACCGGAAGAAAGGAAATCCGCCTCTAATCTTTCATCTACAATGTTTGCCACGTAAATAGGAATACCGTCAAATGTGTTGGCATCTACTCCGTTGATAACTCCGTCACGCTGAATGCTTCCGGCTGTGTTCTGTGTAGCCACTGTTAAGTAACTTGTGTAAAGCTGGTAAGTTGCTTCTGTCCAAATCCAAACTTTCTGAGCATTTGGAATGTTCTTTAACTGGCGGGTTTGAAGATTCTTAACCGACTTCATTGTTGTATAGAAGTTCGAAGTGTTAAGAGTTGTAGAAGTCAAAGCAATCCCAGAATCAGTAGCGTCAACAGTTCCGTCAACAGTTGCAGCACCGGTAGCAAGTTTCTTATACAAACCGTCCATCAGAACGTAGTAATCATCTGCAGATACGGAAGTATCACCTAAGAAGATAAGAGAAAGCAAGTCGCGGTTGAAAGCATATTTCTGTTGAGTTACCATGAAATCAACAATCTCGGGCGAAAGTTCACCTCTGCGGATTCCATCAGGAAGTTTATCCCCGAAAAGTTTCTTAAGCATTACAGTATAGCACTGTTGAACGTTTGCCTGGACTTCGATTTGCGTCAAAGTCTTTTTAGTAAAGGTTGACATCGTTCCTTTAAATGAAGGAGCACACGCGGCTTTAGTTCCGGTAATCTTATCTACATTGTTATTGAAATACCATTCGCGTGGCATGTTACCGATAGCTATGTCGAAAGGCAGGGCTGTGATTTGCGGGTCTGCCAATAGGGGTGCGAAGTATACATCCCATTGGGTAGTAGCAATCGATGGAACGGAGGTTATTAAGTTTGCCATTTTTTATTGTTTTTTTTAGAGTTATTTTTTGTTAGCTAATAGTCTTTGACGGTGCGCCTCAATCGGTGAAATGTTTTCTTTAGGCTCATCCGCTTTGTTGTCAATCTGAATAAATTCAGGATTTAATTTATCTCCTGTGAAAAGGGTATTTTTCAAAGCAGTAAATTCATTGTTGAATTTTGCCGTCAATTCAACTGTAACTTTTTCAGTTACTTCTTTTTCTACTACTTCTTTGGATTCGTTAACGGCTTGTGTTACCGCTTCGCCTTTTGCTTTCTCAAACTCATTGAGTTTTGCTTCGAGTTCTGCAATCTTTTCGTTTGCTATTTCTATTTCAGATTTAGCAGGAGCTGGCTCAACTGGAGCAGGAGCAGGTTCATTGTTAGTAAACAGCGTTTTCATTTTCGCCTCAAAGCCTTCAAATAAGGCAGTGATTTTTGATTCTATTGTTTGCATAGCGTTATTTGGTTTAGTTACGTGTGCAGCTATCTTGTAAATACGAGTAGCTGATATGTTGGTAGTTATTACTTCGTCAATAAATCCTAACTGCAAAGCCTCATCACTTGTTAGTGTTTGAGCTTGATTCATTTTACCCTTAATAGTTTCGGCACCTAATCCGGTAACTGCATTGTAAAAGTTAATCAGCTTATCTTCCGCTTTCTTCAAATCTTCTGCAAGGTTGGCTAACTCATCAGCTTCCATCGGGTCAGGACTTTGTGGAGTCCATGCGGGATTATGAATAAAGTAGTCTGAATTTTGATACATCTTGCGCTTGCCCTTCTTACCGGATTGAGCTATTACCGTGGCAATAGAACCACACAATCCTAAAACAGTAGTGTTAACTGTATTAGGTAAAGATGAAAGCCTGTCGTAAATTGCGAATCACTCAGAAACATAACCACCACCTGAATTGATAAGGATATTTATTTGCTCTCCACCTTTCACATTAGCAAGATGTTCATTCAGCATTTTAAGGGTAAAGTTGTCACCGCCAAATAGACCTGTGTCACCTATAAAACCGTTAATTTGTATCTCGTATGCCATGAATGTTGAAAAATT